CACGGAATCCCTCACGGAAGCCCATTCCGCAACATGCAATTTTAGTTTTTCGTTTTCAATGCACCGCAATTTCAGCAACAGCGGATTGACAGGATTGAACGCTTCTTTGACTTTCCATCCCGTGAGTTTCTGTTTCTTCCACGCCTTCAATTCGGCGCGGCACTCGCGCTCGGCAGTTTTGGCCTCGTACCATTTCGGCACGTCGGTTTGGTCGAGTTTGTACACCCATTGTTTCAGCGGCAGAGATAGATTGCCTTTCGGTGGCGCGACTTCAACGCGTGCGATGTTTGGACCGCCTAAGCCATCGGCGTTCAGTTTGTACTCGCTGATTATATCCTCGTGCGAGTCTGATGTTTTTGACCAATAGATGCGGTCCTTGGTCATTACGAATGAGGCTGCTTTACACATGATGCGTTATCCTTTCCTGTTGTTGCTTGCGTCCCTCGCCGAGGCGCGGGTCATCTCAATCTATTATACTGGATATCCCATCTTTTATAAAAACCTTGAAAACCTTGTCTGCTGTTTCTAGCAGATTTTCTTCATGCGTCACAATAATGAACTGAATCCCTAACTTGACACTGATCTCTTTGATCATCCTTCCAGCCCTGTCCTGTAAGTCGGCGGATAAGAAACGGAACGGCTCGTCCATTATCATTACCGTTCGGGGACGTGGTCGCTTTAGGCTCCATAGGGCAATTCGCAACGCAAACGCTGCCACATCCACGACGCCCCCGCCCACGCTGTCCATCGGGCTGAGCAGATTGCCGTTCTCGTCCTGGAGCAGCAGGTCAGCCTCGGAGCGGTTGCGTCGGGTCTCAAACTTGAGCACCATCTTGTATGGGTTGGGGAACACGGCCTCCAGCGCGAGGGAAACAAGTTCGCTGATGTGAATCTCGAGCTGTTGTTGGGTAAGTTTGGCTACCTGCTGGATGATCTCCAGGGAGCGGGCGATGTCCTCCTGTTCCTGGGACAGGATAGTCAGTTGCAAGGTCGCTTCAACCACCTGCGTCTGCAACTGGTCCCGACGACCGGCCTTACGCTGAAGGGTGGTATGGATGGAGTCGAGTTCATTCATAACATACTCCTGATAAAATATACCAGTCCGACTGCTGTCACTACCCCTATAAAAAACATTAAGAAAAACAACATCACCCTTCCATCTCCTTCCTGAGTACCACAAGCCCATCTTCCACCTGTTTCCTGAGACGCGCTGCCTGCTGCTTCATGGCCTCGACCTTCTTCTCCACCTGGGTCACGTCGTCCGACCCAAACTCCTCCTTCAGCCGCTTGAGGAGGGAGGTCAGTTCACCTTCGATGCGAGACTTTTCCGATTTTGCATCCTCGATTTTCTTCTGTAGCGCGAGGAGTTCGTTCACTGTTGATTCATTTTTCATTGGTTTCACATGCCTTCCATACGATGGTTTCTACTCCCTTGGTTTCCTTGTTCGTTTTGAAGTGTTGCTTAAGATTGGCTATGAATGAGAGCCGATCCTCCAGTTGTCGTCCGGCCCGTTTGATGTAGGCTTCCATACGGGCATCCCGGCTTTCCTTCGCCTTACCGTTCGACTTGGTAATCTTCACCACCCCCTTCTCGATGGGCAGGGGGATTCGCGTGATCGTCTCGTCCTCGCTCCACCCGAACACGGCAGGTTCAAAGTCGGCCTGGTCGCTGGTCATACGACAGAGGCTTCCGGGATTGACAATCCACTTCCCTTCCCCATCCTTCACAGAAAACTGTTGGTGGTTGTCTCCGACAAGAATGATGCTGTAGTCGGAAAAGTCTTTTTGTATAGCATGAGACGTTTCTGCGTCGGCTCCGGGCCACGGCTGGGCCTTGAGGCAAGTCAACCGGTGCCACATCAGGATTTTCACCCCTTCGTCCCCTTTCGGCGGGTTTTGGGCCTGTTCCCCGTAGGAGTACCCGTAAACAGCCCCAAGACACGTGTTAGAATGCCCCAGGACGCGTCGTAATCCCCCTGACAGTATAATGGCTACCCCCGCCTCCGCGAGAGTCTGTAGGCCTGTCTTGCCGATCTCCGAGAGGTTATGGCCGGGGATGTCGTGTTGCCCGGCAACCACCACCGTGCCGGGTGGAATGTACCGGAGGGCGAGGCTGATCAGCCATGGTGACGGTTTCCAGTTGTCGAACAAATCGCCAGCCACCAAAAACGCAGCGCCATTCTCCTCGCACAGGTCGTGGATGAACTTTAGCTTGCGTTCCTGCGCCGCCAGGTACTCGTCCCGCTCCCTGCACCGGGGTGTGTCGTCCCGCAGATGCCAGTCAGCGGAGAGTATCAGTCGAAACTTAGACACAGTTCTGTTGATAGTTCTTTTCATTTGTAATGCCAATCGTGTTCGTTGCAAGCGAATTTTTCAAAGGGTTCCCAGATAATCGCTATAGCAAACCAAAGCCAACAGATCCTCCACATAACATTCCCATGATAAACTCCAGGAATCAAATTAACGCGTGAATCCATTTCAAAACAAAATGTCATTTTAATCTGTCCTCCCGCACAGCGGGCAAACGTCAGGGAATGAACTACCCCATTCTTCCTGTAGCCGTTTCAAATCCCCTACAGCCATATTAAGACCCAGTTGCAAATCGTTAATGGCCGAGGTCTGTCGGACCATCCTGTCGATAGTATCATCCACTCCCTTAAGCTGCCCGACCATGTCCAGCAACAGGTCCAGTTCTGCCTCGGCATCGGTGGTGTCCCTAACCTTTGACAATCGAGTACGCAATCCCTTGACTTCGTCCAATTTTTTTTGTCCCAATCCTATTTTATTTTCTGTTGCTGTTGCCTCGATCATCAATCGCTGTAATTGTTGAATGTGAGCGATCTGCTTTTCTACATCGTCATACGCGGGCAGTTTATCATTCACTTCCTTTATATGAGTGAGCAGGCCTATTCCTGATATGACAAGTTCTGTGAGCGCTGTTTCCTTCCGCTCCATCTCCTTCAGGGACGCGATCATTTTCAACTGCCCGTCCAGCCCTCGGTACTGGGACAGTTCGATCTCCAGCTGCTGCTTCCGGCTGGCAGTCTCGGTCAGTTGGGAGCGGTTGTCCCGCGCCATCCGGTTGATATTCACCAGCGTGGAGTCGATCTTGTCCAGATCGGCCACCTCGTTCAACGTGCGGGCCACCTCGCCGGGGCTGGCCGACAGGAGGAACGGAGCGTCCATTTGGGAGGCCCAGGACAACTCACTGATGCTGAGCGCCTGCGTGACGGTCTCGGGGACGCCGGTGCCGATGGCGGACCAGTCCTGTCTGTCCTTCCCTTTTATCAAGGAGTAGGAACCTGGTTCATGCATTATGCTGACGCCGTCATCCAGCAGAACCTCTACCGCCGTTTCCCCTTTGCTCCCCCACGACACGAACCCGTCCCCGAGCGGGCGGTTGGTGGCCAGCCATTTCAACATGCGGAAGATACTGGACTTCCCACTGTCGGACTGTCCGACAAAATAGTTTACACCGGAACTTAACTCGATCGTAGTGTCTCGGTGTGATTGATAGTTTTGACCGCGAATGGATTTTATCATGACACTTTATTATGCTGTTCCGTTAGTTTTTTATTAAAGCCTGTTGCGGCGGGAAAATTCTGCGATTAGTAACGCGTCGGCGTCTCCTTGGTCTTTTATCCAATCGGCATGGTCGGGAAATAATCGGCAACCCATCTGAACACTGGTCGCTTTCAGTTCCTTGCCTTTGCATCCAGCTGGGAGCATCTCCTTTTGCCATCGTTTACTGTCAATCACCTGCCGGGGGAAGTTGAATTTCTGTAAAGCAATCAGCGTCGCCTCCCATGCGCGGATGGCGCTCAGGGTGGCATTGAACATCATGGGGTTCACGAAGGGACGTTCCAAGACTATACGGACATTTCCCTTTGGTAGTTCGTTGAACCAAAAAATTAACTTGAGCACATCCACACGAGTCACGTTCTTCTTGTCCTTTTGAAAATCCTGCTCAACAAACGTGGGGGTGGATACAACGCCGGATTCGGAACCTGTCGCATTCACCCACGCAAAACTTCCGCTTACTCCGTTGTCACAAGCGCAATATATCATTTTACCATTACAGACAGATGGTTCTGTACTTTCCTGCCCTGACCTAATTATTTTTCTTTCCATTGATGGCACTTTCTCCGTGCTTGACGCGGTCGTTCATTTCCATTTCCGACACCTTGTTTTTGTTCTCCCACTCCTTCAACTTATCGCAGATCCAACTGTGGGGGCATTCCCCGTCGTTCCTCGGGTGGCGCGGGCACCTGTCGCTGTCGAACTCACCCGCGCACCGGTCCTCCTCGACAGAACTGATCCCAGCGGCACCGCTGCTCGCCAGCTCCGAAGGAATCGAAGCCGAGGTCTGAAAATACCTGCTGAACATTTTCCTCATCGAACGAATCCTTTCCAATGGTTAGGGGTCTGAGGCCGGGATACGGCAGTCGTACCAGTTTGTAATTTCTCTGAACAATCTTGTTGCTGTCTCGGATCGCCTTCCATTTTTTCCCTTCAGGAAGTTCATCCAGCAAGTATTTTACCGCAGTGGTCTCCCCCACCCCTTGCACTCCTGGCACGCCGTCCCCACTACATCCGGCGATGGCCTTCACCAATGCCCAGTCGCGAGCGGGAACACGATACAGGCCCAGGAACTGACTCGCCGTCAGTGTACCAAATCCAGAGGTTAGCGAGTGTATCAGTTTGCAGTTGTGGTACTGGAGGAGCTGGAATAGGTCGTGGTCGCTGGACACCACCACGAAGGGCTTGGCGGGATTGTCAATCACCACTTTGGCGATCAAATCATCTGCCTCATACCCAACTTCTTGAAAATGATAACCGAACCCCATCTTGGGTAGGATGTGTTCGTGCAAGGCGTTGAATTGGGTGTGGATCATCATCCGCTCCGCCACCTCTTCCTGGGTCTTCACGTCTCGGGACATCTTGTAGGCTGGGAACAGCTTCTTGCGCAGACTGCCTGGACCGTCCCAACAGAACACGAACTGATTGGTACGATATCTCTCGGCCAACTGGAGAACTGTGGTTAGGAAGCCATACGCAATCCCGCCGTCAAGCGACCCGGTGCTGTGGTGGGCGCGGTAGCCAAGACCGTGCGAATCTATAAGTAGAGTGATCATATCCTTCCCGTGATGCCGAACGTAGGATCGACTGGATGGGACTTGAGCGCACCACTTCCCTCGGCAACTTCCGAACTCGACCCACCCTGCTGATCATACTCAAACTTCTTGGCCTTGTGTTTTTTGACTCCCATCTTCTTGCCCACCTCGGGCTGGTACGGGTCTTTTCGCAGGACATCATCTATTCCAACGACAGTCCGGCACTGGGGACAGCGGTCATCGTAGAAGCGTTTCAGGACACTCTTTGCGTGGCAGCGTGGGCACCAGATCATGGATACGTCCTTTCTCGTTCAAGAATAAAATTAGCGAACTTCTCAATCCCTCTTACATCTACTGTGTTTTGAAACGATGGATTCTGCTTGTACTGCTCCTCGTGCAAGCAGTGGAGAGCGAGCACACACGTACGTTTCAACATCTCACCATCGCTACCGTCAATCTTGACACTGATTAGTTGCCGTTCTATAAGTATCATTCTGGCTTTCTCCTTTCAAAATCTTCGCACGTTTTAGCAGTTTCGATAGCTTTTACAAAATTTTCTATACTATCCCCTCCACAGTTAGATATTTCTGTCCAATGGTTTTTGTAGCAGGAAAAGCAAGCATCTGATCCCGGTGTATATTCACTATAATCAGGAGAACCCATATCAAAATTGAAGTGGGAACAAAACAAACATGATTTTTCTATTTGCATTCCACATCTCCTTTTCAAATTGAGCGGGGTGGCCGAGATTGCTCGTCATATTAAATGACACTGGACTTTACGTCGGTTATGTTCAGCCATTCTTGGAGCGCCTCCGCCCCTCGCCCCCGCTGGCGATTATCAATAAGTGGACGCGGGGGGAATCGAACCCCCGTCCGCTGTCAGTTCACAGGAAACTCTACATGCGTATCCGGTTTAAGTCCGGCAACTGGGGCGTCAAGTTTGACGATCTTCCACCAATCCGTTTCCTGACGGTCTACGGACAAATCCCATCATGAAGGTGTAATAAGTCGTACTACCGGATACACCTACAATTTCCGGGTTCCTATGCGGCCTAAGCTGCCATTTTGTACTCGGTATCGAGTAGTGCTTGGTCGCAGTTTAACGAGGCCAACGACCATCCTCGGCACGCATCTCTCTGCTACCTGTCAACGTCGAAACCTGTCGCGCCCTTTCTGCTGATTATTTACAAATCGGTTATTGTTGCAAAACCTACAGGAATCGTTACGACCAGACTGATTAAAATCAGCCAAAAGAACAATTTGTTGTAGGGATAAACAGATATGCCGTCGGGACAAGTGATCTGGGTGCCTTCCTTACCATTATCGGTCAGCGTTTCCCGGAGTTTCATTAACAGATTAGATTTCTCCATCTGTGAGGTATTGACTGTCACTCGACTTAGTTCATCTCGGGAAGCGATCAAGTTACTATACCAGAATCCAATGTCGTTTTCCGGCTGTTGTAAAAATATGGAGACGATCCCGTTGGTCAGGTTTGCCATCTCTGCATATTTGATGGCCACATTGAGATTGACTTTCGCCAGTTCAATCGTGTTGGCGTCCGAGGCTCTTTTCAGGTATTGGGAACAACCGAGAGAAAACCCAACTCCAAAAACGATCCTCAGTATCGTTAAGACAAGAAGGGCCATAATACATATTGAAAATACAATCTGTTTCATCCTTCACCTCCATACTTTGGTTTCCGCCCGGACTTGATTTTCTCCTCTATCTCCAACCAAATCTCCTGCGTCAGCTCATGCAACTTCCCGGCCAGCCCTTTCTCGTCCACGATGTCAAGCAGTTTCGTCCGGGTCGCCGTCAGCCCAAACTCCCCGGCGGTGATCCCTCCGTTGGCATTCTTGCTCCAGTGCCCCTCGCTGACCAGGAAGTCGATACACGACCCGATGTCATCCACGCCGTAGTCATATAAAATCGGAGTGTCGATCTCGCGCACCTTGCCATTGTATTTATTCTTGGTCAGTTTGATCCGGCTGACCACACCCACACTCCTGTTTTTATCATTCACCTTGATAGACAGTTTTTGCGCAACTGCAAGCCACATTTCCGCCGCACAGTAAAACGTGAGTGCCATACCCCCTGCTCTCGTTTTCCGTTGAAAGCTCATCGGATCGATGTTCGTTCTGGTCTGCGAAATGATAACTACCAGGCTCTTGGTCCGCTTGATGTCAGCAGCAATCAGGCGCAGAAGGATGCTGGCCTGCTTGGCCTTTTCCATCCCGTACGTGCCCTTCGCCTCCTTGCCAGAGTCGTGGGCCTTCTGGAGGTCGGCGGCGTGCTTCAGCTCCTCGTCGGTGGTCAGGGCGTCGAAGCTGTCCTGGATGTAGATGAACGGCTTGTCCCCCTTCAGCAGCCGCCGGATGTTCGACTGGAAGTCCATCATGGTGTGGGAGTGGCCGGGTTCCTCAGGGTCGAGGGACGGTGGCATGATGCGCTCGGCTGTCTTGCTCCCGAACAGCTTCTCGATATTGAACTCGCTGGCGGCCTCGGCATCGTCGTAGATCAGCAGGTAGTCGTCGAAGGCTGGGTTGTGGGCGGTCTCGGCCAGGGTGGTCAGGCACAGGAACGTCTTGCCGCTGGACGAGTCGCCGATCACGTTGACGATCTTGCCGGTCAGATAGCCGCCGTCGTGCCGGTCGGACAGGGCCAGGTTCAGCAGGGCCGAGCCGGTGGGGACGAACAGGCGGGACTCTTCCGGCTCGGGATTGTCATTCTCGGCGTGGTCCACGATTTGTTCGGTAAGTGATGGAGTTCTACGAATGATCCGTCTTAACATATTCAATCCCTTTTATTTCCAGTGTCTTGTGAAGAAAGGAACAATCCGAGAATTTGTCTATCGAATCGATCTTGATATTCATATGCCAGTGTTCCCACGGCAGTTTTATGACCAGTTTGCACCAACGTTTTGTCATAGGACTTTTCAGCCAAGTGGTAATAATTATTGGCCTGCATTTTTTACTTTTCTTCTTCATAAAATAGAGGCCGGTTTTTTCCACTCCTCAGAACCGGCCAGCCCAAACTGAGTTCCCCTAACCAGACAGGAGACGGCTCCTACTGGTAGTTGTTGAAGTCCCTATCCGGACGGCCCCGGACCCTCCTCGATGAGTTTGGATTGCTCCCACGTTCATCAAGTAGTGCTCCATTCTACACCATAGGGACATTATCATTATCCACGCCAGATGACCCTGCGGCCAGCCGGGGCTTCTTCCTTCGCTGCGGGCTTGCCAATCACCCGACGGGCAACCGGCTTCTCTTCCTCTTCCTCCTCGGCGGGTTCCTCGGCGGCAGGTTCCTCAGCCGGGACGTCCTCGTCCTTGCCTGACCCACCACAGATCGGGCAGGTCTTGCCCTTGGTGGTCTTGCCGGAACCCTCGCACGCGGTGCAGTCGGGCAGTTCCGCTTCGGCCTTCGGCTTGCCTTTCTTCGCGGGCATCTCCAGACCGGGGATCTGGTCTTCCTCTTCCTCGGGTTCCTCTAAGAACTTCTTCTTCGCGGCGGCTATCTTTTCCGGTGATGCTCCTCTCCCGATCTTACGGGCAGGCGGTGCGGCTTCCTCCATATTATCATCATCTGTGGTGGGTTCCGTTCCGGTTTCTTCCACCTCGTCGCCACCGGCCTGGAAGATCTTGTCGATCTCCTCGTAGGACAGGATTTTCATTGCCTTGTCCAGGTCCACCACGGCCTCCAGCGCCGCCGGGTCGATGTCTTCCCGGTCCACGAAGTCGATCCTACCGGCCTCGACGAACTTGTTGGTGCCCATACTCTTCGATTCCCAGCGCACCTTCAGCGTCTTGCCACCACTCAGCTCGGCGAAGGTCGCGTTGGCCTCGTCACCCTCGCGGATCTCCTCCTCGAGCTTGCGTCCGAACAGGAACGTGCTGATGTCGAGGATCATGACGGAACCGTCCCCGTCCTTCATCACGACGTTGAACAGCTCCCGCTCCTTGGCGCGCAGACTGTCCACGACCTCTTCCTCGGCGTTCGGGTCCTTCTTGAGCTTCTGGTGCTCCTCGCAGATCGGGCACCGCTTGCCGATCGTGCGCGGGCAGATGAGGAACTTCTCCTCGGGGCCGACGTTGCGGTGGGCCAGGTAGTTGCGCTGGTACCACTGCTCGCCCTTTTTCACCTCGGGGTGATTGTCCACGCTAACCACGTACGGCAAGATGTCAAACTCGACCGGCCCTTTCTCGGGCTTGTAGAGCTCGACGCCTTCCGGCAGTTGCAGGGTGTCCAGGCCTCCCAGGTTCCGGCGGGACTCGGCCCGGTGCCGGATTTTGTCCCTCATGGATTCTGTCTTTCCTTTAATCACTGCTTACCTCCTTTGTTGTTCTTGTCCTTCCAGAAATCATACCAGCTACGAGCCGCGCCTGACGCCATAAGTCTCGACGCGATGTATAGGAAAACTAATGCAACCAGCATCAGCCCCACCGTGCCGAGGGCGAGTTGAATTGGCGAGGCATCTATTATCATTTTGTCCCTCCTTTCAAAATTAAAAAGTAACGGATCGGACGTTACTCCGATTTACCATTGACCAACAACCGTTCTCTGGTGGCAGGAACGCCTGGTATCCGATCTGGTGTGTTTGTCGGACTTTTGACCCGTATGTTCCCGCTCACGTCTACTTTCCGCGATGCCGTTACTTCCTACTAATTTTCCGACTCGGTTCTACTCCCGTCGCCGCCTTCACCTTGTCCCGTGCCGACCGGCGTTCGACATCCTTCACCCACTCGGCCCCCACGTCCCTGGGGACGCTGGGACCAGCGAAGTAATTCTGGCCCTGCAACCTCACCAAGTTTTCCAAGGCGCTCTTCTTCTGGTCCAGCGCCCTGACGGCGGCAGACATCACCTCGAGCTCATACTGGGCCACCGCGATCTCCTCCCGCAGCTTGGCGCACTCGACGTCCAGCAGGATCACCGCTTGCACGCTGGCCTCCGTCACCTTGTCCAGGCCGTATGTCGCGGGGTTGGAGCGGACCTTCAGCCCCAGCCCGGCCACCTTCACGTCCAGGCGCTCCTTGACGGCGTCCAGCTTGGCGCGGGCACCGGCCTGCTCCATACAGTACTCGCCAAAAAGGGAAGCTTGTTTCACCCATTCGCAATCGAGGGCGTCCGGGTTGATTTCTACATCTTGTTTCCATTTATCGTTCATGTTTCCTCCTTGTATTTAATATACATTCTGGCTGCCGTTCGCTGCACAACTATATCTTCACAGGTTCCATCTCTGCCCAGCTTTTTCCTGGGGGTGCCACCTCCGCCTCAACTCCAAGGGGAATTATAATCCACGGCCAATGTTTCCGCACATCCTCGCACATCACGCACTGAACTTTTTTAAGAACGATTTGTACTTCATCTGGATGAAATGAAAAAATAAGGGAATCGTGGATTTCACCAACAATTTTTGTCTCCATCTCGTTTGCAGTTAGCCACTGCTGGATCTGGATCAAGCTCCATAAGAGGCAGTGGAACGCGGATCCTTGGATCGGCAGGTTTATCACCTCTGTGCGGCGCATCTCCCCACGGCAGCGAAAGCCAGTTGGCGTCCTGAATGACCCGTGTGTTAAATAACTCTCGTACCAACTTTTTCGCCACGCCGCGTAGACCGGAAACTTCTTTGTCCAAAACCATATCTCTATTCGCTGGATGTGCGCGTAAAAGCAGTCATCCGTGGCAGGATGAAAATAACCCTTCTTGTCCTCCACGAGGGTGCCCAGTTCAGTTATCCCACGTACCTGCAGATGCTGCTGCAACGTGACCTTGCCGGTAAGTGGCTGATTTTTTGCCGCCTCCCACATGGCAGGCGCGATAGACTTCCAGTAGGCCCCGTAGAACTCCGGAAAGACAAAACTGTTCTTGCTGATAAAGCGGATCGGCTTTGTCACCTGTGCCTGCCTGAGAAAGAAGCAGCGGCAGGCCATGTCGCGATGCATGTCCTTCGTCGGGTCGTTGATGTAGGCGATCAACGTGGGATCTTTGCAGACGCACGCGGCAATGCGCACCTCCAGCCCCGAAAAATCTACCTCGCCAAGCTGATGTTCAGGTTTACAGGGAAGAATGCCGCGCCGAATCATCGGGCCGTAGGTGGGGTCATGCGTAGGCACGTTCTGGAAGTTCGGGTTGCTGCAGCTGCTGCGATATGATGAGACCGCGTGCAGGTTGTAGCACGGGTGGATGACGCCGCCGACCGCCTCGCGCAGGTACGGCTCGATGTAGGTGCCCTGGACCTTTGACAGCTTCCTGATCTTGAGGATGCAGCGCGCCAGCGGGTGGTCAATCTCAAGTAGCGCCTTGTCATCGACCTTGGGCAAACCTGTCGGGGTTCTTTCTCGCGCTGCGAACTTAAGAAGGTTGAAAAAGATGTAGGCCTGCTGCCGCACCGAGGTGATGTTCGTCTTCTTTCCAAACTTCAGCCGCCACTCCTTTATCAGGGGCATCCGCCAGACCTGGCGCTCAAGTGCAAGGCTTTCCTGCGCAAGCATGTCCAGCGTCTGCGTAAAATAACCAGTGTCGACGCGCACCCCGACATTTTCAATCTCCGCAAGTGCCAGCAGGCCGCGGTTAAAGAGCTGGTTTGCCTCTGCAAATTGAAAATTCGTGCGCTGCAGCTGGTACAGGCGGTAGGTGTAGAGCGCGTCGAGGCCGTTGCGTGTTAGCACCTTACCGTCGAGGGTTAAAAATGTCAGCTGGTTCAGTGCGTTGGCGCCGTGCTTTTCGACCTCCTCGGCAGCCGCCCGCAGCATCTTGTCGGTGGCGTCCTTGTAGGGCACGACGCCGAGGTGCAACTGCGCCTGCTTCTCAAGGCTGACCGAGGCACACCCGTTGTCGAGGATGCGCGCGACGACCATGGTGTCCCAGAGCCAGCCGGCGGTCCTCACGCCAAGATATGCCATGCCCCAGACGTGCTCGAACTTGAGGTTGTGCGCCACCTTGCGGATCGTCGGATCCTGCAGGACCTTTCGCCAGAGGTTAACTGTTTCACGATCCTCCATCGAGAAGGCAACCGCACACAGCTTTTTATCCAGCCTGACGCAGACCCCGCATGAGATTATCATCTGGCCCTGCCGGAAGGGCCGCAGGCCGGTGGTCTCGTAGTCGAAGGCGAGGACAATAGGCCGCGGGGCGGCAAGCAGCCCCTTCAGAAAGGTTGCACCCCTCTCAAGCACCTCCACCTCGGCGAGTTTGTCTTCTGTCTGTGGCTCAAACATTATCGTTTTCCTTCTGGCGTGCCAGGTTCCACAGGGTGCCAGCCAGTTTTTCTGCCGGCGCGGCGTGCACAACTGCCAGGTCAAACGGCGCCAGGATGACCTCGTTTGACCCTGCAACCTCTGTTGCCCACGACAGGTTTTCCTCGTAGAGGTGCGAGCTGCCCGCGTAGAGGTGCAGGTCCCCGAGCGCTAGCCCCGGGGGAAGTTTTTTCAGGAGGTAGAGCGAAAGCATGGAGAAGTTGAAGAGGTCATACGGCACCCCGAGCCAGATGTCACTTGAGCGCATGTTGAGCATGCAGTGCAGCTTGTTGTCGCGGATAAGCCACTGGACGCTTAGCGAGCATGGAACATCTTTGGATTTCGGCGGGTTCTCACGCCAGATGGCGGCCACCACCTGGCGGGATCCCTGGTCCTCGGCAAGGGTCTTTACCACGTAGGCAAGCTGCGGCAGGATGCGCGGCCCATACGCGCCGAAGAAGATAATTCCGTCGTCGGAAAATGACGCTATCCGCTTTGAAAACGGCGCGATCGTCGCCACCTTGTTGTCGCCACTCAGAAGCCACGCCGCCTCGGCGCACATGAAGCGGTAGCCGAGCTTCCGCTCCCGGGACAGCACCACCGGCAGTTGCATGTCTACGACAATTTTCACCCCGAGGCACTCGAGGCAGGTAAACCCGCGGGAGACAACCTTTTCACCTGTATCGAGGACCTCATGCACCAGGTCCCGCCACCGCTCCGTCGTGCTAAGTTGACAGCGGCTCTTGTATGTAAGAGCATCACCTGGATAACCCACGGCTGGCCGCGGGGAGGTTATCGGGCTATAGCCATAGATGTCTGCTGCCGGCGTGTCCTTCGTCATGTGTTCATCTCCTTTTTTATTGTCATCAGTCGCTGCGTTAGAAGTTTTTCACGGTTCCAGAAGCGGCGGTAAAACTGCGGGTGCGCCAGCCGAAAGACCTTGCCGCCTGCCGTCTCGTAGACGCCTGCGCCGTCTGCCTGGACACCTTTTTTGCGGGGACACGTAAACGTTGCCGAGGGCCGCAGGCCGGCAAACCCGTACTTTTTATCAGCCGCCGCCCAGGCGTGCTGCCCCATAAATACAATTGGAAGTTTCCGCGCTGTGAAGTGCTCTGCTGCCAGCTCCCACCCAGGTTCGCGGGCGTTCGTCCACGCCACGAGGTGGTCGGCAACCTGCGCCTCGGCAAGCGCCCGCGTCATGTACGAGGTGCAACCGCCGAACCCCACGAACGGCCAGCGTTCCACGCCTGCAGGCACGTTTGGCCTGTCACCAATTATTAACAGGCGTGCGGCGCCGGCATGTCCTGCAAGGTTTTGAAAACGATAGGCAAGCGCCGGCTGCAGCTGCGCCCCGCGGTTATCTGCAAGATATTTCAGAAAGGCACCTGCCATGTGTGCCACGTATCCCTCTGGCTGGCCGGCAAACAGGTAGCGGAGCACGTCGTTCCTGCCGGCCTCCCGCAGCTGGCGTTCCAGGCCTGCGTAGGCGTCATAGACCGCCCCTGCCTGCGTCGGGTAAAATTCCTGCCGGCCCTCACGCCTGCATCTGGCGGCGAACGCCAGGTAGCCCTCCCGCGGGCCGTGCAGCGCAAAGACATAGATGCCGGCAACCTTTCGCACCAGCCGGTCAAGCGACATCTCGTAGCCGAGATGCTGCGGGCCGCCGCGATGCACCGCGCCGTAGACCAGTTCGGACGGCCACAGCCGGTCCAGCAGCACCAGGCGACGCTCGCCTGCCATCATCGCCCGCCGCAACAGTCCGAGGTGGTACACGCGCACGTCTGCCGTATTTTCATACGGGTAGGTTGCGTGGATGTACAGGGCGTCTGGGCAGATACGCCGCAGCTCGTTGCAGAGCGTGGTCTTGCCCGTGCAGTCCGGCCCCTCAATTATCATTATCCCGCGCGCGTCTGAGGATCTTTGCAACATCTGGCTTCTTCCACCCTTTCGGTTTTACCACGTCAAAGGTTGACCCGCGCTTGGAGTCACATGCCCGAGTGGCGCGAATCTTTTTCATGTTTGCCGCATGCACCGCGTCCCACACCTTCATGAATGGAAACCCGCAGAGGTGCGCCGTGCCAAGCGCCACGTAGACAAGGTCCACCAGGGCGTCAATGACCTCCGCGTCGTCACCTATAGCGACCCCGCGCCTAAGCTCACTTAGCTCTTCTGAAAGATGCTTCAGGCGCACCGCCATCTTTGCGGGGGACAGCCTGAACGAGGTCCGCGTCGGCTGCAGCCTGAACCTTCTGCAGAAGGCAGCCACGTCTTGATAAAGGTCAGCTGATGTTTTCGGTCGCGCTTCCATGTGGGAGCTCTCCAGGGGTTGGAAACCTGCGGCGATAGGTTTTATCGGACAGCTTCAGCCGCCAGATGCAGTTGCGGGCAAGCTGCGGGTACAGCGGGGCGAAGAAGACGGCGACGACAGTGCTGTCGTAGTACTCGGAAAGCTTCTCCATCAGCGGGGCGTAGCCGTCTGCCGCCGCCTGCTCCCTGTAGTCCCGCTGCGAGGCAAACGTGCCGTAGACCCCCTCGACGGCGAGGCCGGCGTCCTCAAGCATGAACCCAAGCGCCTGGTAGGTCAGTTCGTTGACGTGGTTGCCGGCCGCCCCGACGTGCGGGTCGTAGCACGGGGTGGAGATGAACATAAGGCTGTCGGTGTTGTTGGCAAGCTTTGCCGCGGCCGCGCGGAGCATCATGTTCTGCCGCGGGTGCTCCACGTGCTCCAGCACCTCAAGCATCACGATGACGTCAAACAGCGCCTCCGAGTCCTCGAGCACCTCTGGGAAAAGCACCTTGGCCTTCAGCTGCGGCCGCCAGGCGTTGAAGGTGATGTCCGGATCGATGCCGCCGGCGTCCAGGCCCAGGTAGCGGACGTTCCTGCCGAGCTTCGACGTGTAGATCAGCTTCGCCAGCGGCGCCTCGTTGCCGCAGCCGACGTCCAGCACCCGCAGCACATCATCACCCTTCGCCAGGCGGGTCAGCCAGCGGACGACGTGCGTGTACCGGAGGCAGTGCGCCAGGTAGTCCCGGTGCAGAAAGCCGCGCTTTTCCGCCTGGTTGGGGGATAGTCGGGTCTTGTTGATGAGTTCCTTTGCCATCTGACAGCCTCCTAAGACATGTAAGGGGCCACCCGGAGTGACCCAGGAATGACCCGGAGGCCCAGGGAAGTGACTTTTACACCCCCCGGGCCCCCTGAGAGGACCTACGAGACCTTGACGTATTTGCTTGCCACCAGTTTCTTCTGGTAAAACCCGAGGATGCGGGCAAGCGGCTGCTTGGTCTTGATGACTTTCGCCATCGCCGCCAGCAACTTGTCGCCGGCAAGCGGGCCTTTCTGCAGACACCCAACGATCTGCATCAGCTGCTTCGGCTCGTCGACCGGCATCTTCAGCATGGTGTACGTCTGCGGGGCGGCGGCTGCGGTCGTCGGATGCACAGGGGCAACCTTCTGTGCCTGGATCTTTTTATCCTTATCCTTCCACCCCAGCTTTTTCAGTTCCGCCCACGCCTTGTCCGACAGCGGGTCGCACGCCTTGACCTGTGCCGCCAGCTTTTTTACTTGGCCCTCCAGGCACTCGTCGGCGAGGTCCAGCAGCGGGTCGGGGGCGAGCACCTCGTTGAGCTCCGTGGCGAGCGCCACGAGGAAGGTTACAGGCGCAACCTTTGCAGGCTTCTTCGATTTCGGGGGTTCGGGTTCGACACTTTTCCACCCGAGCGCCTTCAGGGTGTCCCACGTCTTCGCCGTCAGCTTGTCGGCCGCGATGATGTTCGGGAACAGCTCCTCGACGTCCTTCTGGAGGTCCTCGCCAGGTTTGGCCAGGTCCAGCAGAGGGTTCGGCGCCAGCACCTTATTGATGTCCGTTGCCGCCGCCACGATCATCTTGTCGTCGACCTCCAACTCTTCCACCGCAACCGCCTTCTTACTGTTCTTGCCGCGCATACTCTCCTCCTCTGTTATGGCCGACACGCTGTCGGCCGGTTGATGTTCTTGGTTTAATATATCAGATGGGTACCGTTCGCTCAACATGTTTCTGCCTCAGAATGAGAATAGCAGCGGCCGTCCTTGCCGCAATGCCTGTGCCACATAAACCTCGTGGTTTGAAAATTCATCCTCTCGCAGGACGATGGTGTTGATCCGCATCAACCCTATCTTTTTCTCCTCCGGTGACTGGTTCAGGCCAAACGTCGCGGTCACTTCCGCATATTTCCGCTTGTCCTCCGAGAAGTGCTGCATCCCGAGCGACTGCTTATCATAGCTGGAGGCGGCGGCCTGGGTGGCTGTGATGATCAGGCAGTCACGCTCAAGGCTTACTGCACGCAACGCCTGCCAGGTCTCATGCTGTTCCTGGCGGAATGCATCGCGCTTGGTTTCCGGGGCCAGATTGTCCGCATAGTCGATGACAATCACATCCGGCACAAAACCCTCGGACACTTCCCACTTATCCAATTCTGCCTTTAATTTTGCCACTGTCAATTGCCTGCTTGGATAGACAGACAACTTGAAGTCCTTTCCAGTCATCCTGGGTTTAAGAACCAGCTCACATTTTTTCCACATCTCGCGCGACGACAGGGGTTTGTCAATATGTATAGTTTTATACCACAGGGAACCCTCAAAAAACTTCTCGCCGATACACTCGGTGCACGGGACGTGGTTCTTGAACGTTCCTTTTTCAAATGCGCCTAATGTACCTTCAATCTTCCACGGGTTAAGGATGGGTTTGTTCTTGTGGGGACAGGTGTGGCAGGTCCCCGCCTGGTTCTTTTTGCAGTCTGGCACCGGAACAAGTTGTTTGCCACAGTGCTTCTCGTAGATCCCCTTCCCGCACAGGCGCATGCCCAGCCGGAGGAGCACCTGTTTTCGACTCATGTCTCCGATCTGAAACAGGGCCACGTTGCATCGCGCCTTCAGGGCCTGGAGGGTCAGCTCGTTCAGCCACCAGGTCTTGCCCCGCTTTTCCGGCCCCATGAGTGAGATGAACTGGCTGCGGTTGAAGGACTGGTTCATCATCCTGCCCAGCGCGCCCGGCAAGGTGAAAAGGGGATGCGCCGCCTGCTCGAATGCCCGGTTAATCTCCTCGAAGTCCTTGAACGGGTTTGACCCCAGCGTCTCAGGGCGGCCGACGCACTTGTATGTCGCGCACTCCTCCTCAGCCTCCTCTATCTCGCCGTTTGCCACCAGCCCGCTCACCACCTGGATGTGGCGGGACAGCGCCAGCCGCTTGAACAGCTTTTCCGCCTGCTTAAGTTCATATTCGGCGGGGAAGTTGACGGCGCGCTCGTATTCTTTAGACACGCTTTCCAGCAGATCAAAAATAAACTGCCTGTCGGGCGGGTCCATCCGGTCGGCGTGGCTTTCATAGATATCCTTGATAAGCGGGCCAGGGGCCTTCTTATACTCGCCGTAGTGGCGAAAACACCACTCCGCGATGGTGCGCATGTGCCTGGCCTTTATCAGTTCTGGGTCATAGAACGAGCTGGCCCCGTGGATGAAGGCGTCTGACACGATGGCGCCTATCAGAAACCGGCGCTCCGCGGAACTGTCTACCGTCATGCGCTTGATGTTCATAGGATCCGCCTCCCCGTCGTAAAGCTGTAGTCGGTCTTATACTCCCACCGCTTGATAAACTCCTGCCACCGGGGGCCACCCAGCTTCAGGTCGTAGACGCCCCGGAGCGGGAAGCTGTTCTGCTTCTCCCGCAGGAACTCGAGCCAGTCCGCCGAGAAGGTCTCCCACATCGTGTGCGCCAGCGGGCCCCTGCTATTGTCGTCGGGGTCGCGGAGGAGGTCGGTCCTGTCGTAGTATGCCTTCAGCTGGTCGGCGAACGTCTGCACTGCAGCAGGAGTACAGCCGCTCACCAGGGGGGAGACGAAGTCAAACAACTCCTGGGCGTACGGGTTGAGTGGGATGGTTGGCCGAGAGATGGGGGACGTTATCTTAGTGGACTGTTTGCCATTATCTGCATAAAAGACCCCAGCATATCCGCGCTCTGAAGACTTATCAAGCGCCTCAACTACCTCTTCCACGGTGTGTGCGGTCATCTTCTTGACGAGCATCCCAAACGCAATCTGCGTTATCTTCTGCTTCTTTTCACGGCGACTTTGCACGTAACGCTGCCACGCATCATTAAGTGCTACATGCTTACCGAGGTGGATAGGTAGGTCTTCCGGGTCAAATAAATCTTCAACTTTATTCTTAGTACTTAGTTTCTTATTAGTACTTAGTTTCTTATTAGTACTTAGTAGTGCCGTGTTACCCACGCCTGGCTTTACCACGCCTGGCTTTACCACGCCTGGCTTTACCACGCCTGGCTTTACC